TGTTTATTGTGTCAAATAAAAGAAAATAAGATTCATCTAAACTAGCCCCAGCATTTTTTTCGTTAAAACTTTTTATGTTATCACTAATCTGTGTTTTATACGTTTTTATTTCTTGGTTATCAGCATCGGTTAAATCTTTACTGTCTTTTACAATAAATGGATATTTGTTCTTTGTGTTATCTTTACCGTTTAAATCTAAATAACTACCTAAAGCTTTGATTGTTATTTCTATATTTGTTAAATCTTCCAAAGCAGCCACCCCATTACCGTAAGCATCTGCCTCTGGTGATTCACCAGCGATTTTTTTAACCCCTTCGTTAATTTTTTGAATTCTTTGCATTAATTCGACCAACTTCAGTACTTTATAACCACGTTCTGTGTCGTATCTATCATGAATTTCACCACCAATTTTAGTAAAAGGAATTGCTTTAAGATATCCCATTAACATATCTGATAACATAGCATATGTGTAACCAATAAACTGACATGTAATCTCAAAATTACCCGTTTGGGAATTAAATTTTGAGTTAAACTTTAACATGTGTAAACAATATGTCACTGGTTTACCATAATATCCTTTAATTTCTAACTCAAATTTTGGATAAGGTAATTGGAAAAAAGTAGAATATTTATTGGCTGTATTATTACCAGAAATGTTTTCTTCGTTTTGAAAAATAGCACTACCTCTAACGTCAACAAAATTAATGTTAACCATTGGTGCCATTGATGAATTAAAATCTATATCAATACTAGTAATACCTAAAGCCTCATCATTATTTGAATCGGAAGCTAAAACAGTTAAATCAGTATAATTTGTTGTTAAAACTTTTTTACCCGCAACAGTACTACCTTCAATAAAGTTGATGGTCATTGTTGTGGTACTTTCTTTCGTACCAGTAGTTGCTTTATCACCACTACTAGTTAAAACAGTTCTACCCTTTCTTTCTGTTTTTAAAACAACAGAAATATTTAAGTCTTCCAAAGGTACCGATAAATTACTCTCTGAATTTTGACCATAGAAGTTATTTGGGTCGACAATTTTTGTTCTACCCGCTTGACATCCTATTTTATTATCTACTTTATTCGCCATATAATATTTTATGATTCAGTACTTGTTCGTTATACCTTCCTATAGCACTATCAAAAGGAAAAGGTATTCTAATGAGTGTCATATCTGGTATATTAAACTCTAATCCACCAAATTGTGGGTTAGCTAACATAATTACCCAACCACTATATGGGTTATTATAATACAACTGACTCAATTTGTCAAGTCTAGTTAGTCCATGTTTATAAACCATAGTTTTATCGCTACCAGCTTGTGGTATCGGAATACCAACAACTGGCTTCATATCAGCGTTAACTCTGAACGCATTATATCTATCAACGTATTGTGCCATAATTTATTTATTTAATATCATAGTATTTGAAAAAGGGTTGATTTTGGTTAACTGACACGTTTAATGACGCTACTTTATTACCATCATACCAGCACTCTAACACATAATCACTACCTTCGGACAGACCCTTAATAACTCCAGTACCAAAAGAAGGTGTTTTTTCACCTAGAAAAAAACTAGTAGTCATTAAAGCCTCTGCTTTTTTGCTTTCGTTATTACCACCAAAAACAGCTTTTTCTTCAACTACTAATGTGCTGCCTTTAAGTAATCTTATTTTTACCCCTTTTTCAACCCATTTTTTAAATTCTTCACCATTATAATCAACATTCCAATTATAATTGCTGCCAGTTCTGGTAAAAAACCCTACTGAATTCATACCTATTTGGAAAACATATTCATTAGTAGTACCATATGTGGCTCTTATATCAACAAATGAAAATGTTGTTAAACCAGTTGTACCTGTTGTAGTTTTATTTTCAACAGCTTGTGCTGTAAGAGCTTGTTCATTAGCTTTTACTTGGTCAATTTCTGGTGTGTTATCTTTAATAATTTCTTCTGTAATTGTTATATCTGGATTTGCTGTACCACTTAAACCATTCTTTAAAATGTATTTTGGTATTTCGTTGGTTTTTGCATCTTTACCATCAGAATCTTGTGCAAAATAATCAGCTCTAGGGTCATATACTTGTGCGTTAGCAAAATAGTTAAACGATAAAGCGGTCTGCAATTTATTCAATGGACCCATAAGTGTTGAAGCACCGATGAATTTAAACGACAATGTTACGTTAGCAATCATTGGTTGAACACCCACACCTTCTGGGTTAAGGTCCCAAACCAATGGTTCGTAATCAATACTAAGACTATCGATAACAATCTTGGTATTATAGAAGTCACCTATTCTAAGTATACAAATTGGAGCCCTACCAAACGCTAAGTTATTAGCACCTTGTTTTTCCATAGTTGGTCCCTGTCTTGTACATTGCAATAAGAATGTAAGTCTAGAGTTCAAACCTTCTGGTGTTGTTGAATGGAATGCTGGGTGAAAATATCTAATTTTCTCTCTGAAGCTATCAAAAACAAATGGGTCAATATCGGTAAGTTGGTCAAAATAACCACATTCAGAATAAAATCTATTTTCAATTCTCGTAGTTATTCTTTTGTTTTGTTTTTTTATAATTGGTGGCGGTGTAGCAATATCTTCCGCAGCTAATTTAGGGTCAAATTCAAAAGAAATTGTTGCTCGCCTATCTTTTTTACATTGAAGTTTATCTGTTGGACATAATTGGTCTCTTGTTGCGTTGGTTACATTTGGAGGACATTTTGGACACCCAGTACCAGTTAATTGTTTTGTCTCACCAATTTTAAATCGTTTATCAAAATCAGCATCTGTTAGTTTAGGTAAAGCCGCTTTTATACTTGGCCACCATTTAGTTTTAACATCAGCTTTAATTTTTTCAGCTCTAGATTTAGCTAATCTATTGTTATACGTTAAACTACCTTGTTCACTAGCATAACCAGTTATTGTGGCCACACAATGTGGACATATTTCAGTTAAATGTTTGACTATGTAAGTATCGGTGTTAGGGTCAAAATAACCACGTAATATATCATCATTAGCACCAACAACTGTCAATGGTGTTTGTGAGCTACCATTGGTTGCTTGTGAATAATTTAACCCATAGTTATTTCTATCTGGCCAACCTTCAGCATCTGATTTTATACCGTTATTATGACTACCAGGTGTAAAATTAGCTTTATACGTACCTAACCCTTGACCAGCACCATCTAAATTAGTCGAGTAATCAATAGGTGCTTGTGTAGAAGCACTTAAACCGTTTTCATAAGGTGCGTATATTTCTGAATTATCATTAGGGAAATATACTGTTAAATCTCCTGGTGTACATTCTTCTGGAACAACTTTTTCAACTGGAATAGTTAAATCAGCATTAACAATTTCACTTCTTTCCGTAACAGTAAGTTTTTTACCCATTTCACTATTTGGGTCAATACATCCAGCCCAAAATGAATTAATATAATGGTCATCTGGACCATTAGGTCCTCTAAATGCATTAGCATAACTTGGATGGTCGACTACAATTTTAAATGATAAACTACCACTTCTTTCAGTGTTGTTATAAGTGTAGACTGATTCACCTCTACCTATAAAATTATTAGACTCCCAATTCACACTACTATTTTCACTAAATGAAATATCGTAAGGCGGGAACCACATTATCCTACCTTGCTTACCGCTTAATAAATCCCCTGGACCAATTTCACATTGTGGTAATAATTCCAAGTCGTCTGACCAAGCTAAGTTTTCAATTGATAACATGAATTTTTTAGGGTCAGTTGGTGTATCTGTTGTATATGGTGCTATTTTAGGGAACCCGTATTCATCCAAAACTGAACCTTCAGTGTTAAACCTGTATGGTAATTTAGTTGAATCCCAAAGACCATGACTTCTAACCATTTTAGATACCGTATCATATCTATCCAATGTTGTCCAACTTCTACAATATGTTTCTTCAGCTGTTTTATTTTCAGCACCCAAATACCTACCTGTGTTTTCATCAAACATAGCTTTAGTCATTACAGCGTTACCTTTTGAAAAACCTTTACCGTTAGCTGTTTGTATCTGTGTTGATTTTTTATTCATATCCCCTTTTCTTGAGATAACGTTTTTCATACCAACACTATTAAATAATTTTTGTGTTTTGACCAAAAGTGATTTTTTATCACCAATCATTTCATCATAATCAGCTCTAGTATTCACAAATTTACCACTAGGGTTACTAGTCCATGTAAAACCAACGTCACTTAATTTTCTTTCATCATATCCTGTATTACCACGTGGACCAGTGAAGTTTTCTTCTGGACTTTTAAACCCATCATTAGACACTTTTTCTTCTCTCAAATAACTTAAATCAGCAATAACACCATCTTCTGCACTAAATAAATTTATCTTGGCACCTTGACTACTAAAAGCATATACCAATGCATCAGTTATTTGTATTTCACCTTTATTATTTGCAAATGCTGGTGCGTATCCGCTTCTAAATAACGATTTAGAAGGGTCATCTGAACCACCAGCGTTCGTTCCTATCTGATTTGCTCTAACGTTCGTTAAAAGGGCTTGTATTTGACCCTTACCTGTATTTAGAATCATAGCGTTTGCTCGCTCTATATTACCAGAGTCATTGTTTTCTGTTTGAAAAATAGAACCAGCGTCATCTAAATAACTTCTAGGTATTGTAAACCCTAGGATTTTACCAGCAGTATCCAAAAGTCTACCACCACCAGTTTTTGGTATAGTAATTTTGTAGCTTGGTCTTAAACCAGCAAATCCATCACCTTTGATAAGACTAAGAATATTGTTTTGTATATTTAATGAACCTAAAATTTCTTGTTGAACGTTGAATGCAGCATTATTAGCCAATGCCAACGCTAATTGTTGACCACCAATCATACCTAACTTGGTATCATTGATAAGACCTGTGGCACCTAATACTCTACCAGCCAAAGAACTTCTAATATCGAAGTTAGTTACAATACCACCTTTGGCTAAACCCAAACCTTGACCATTCAACACACTACCAATAACATTAGCTGCTTGAATAGCACCACTACCACCTAAATTAAGACCACCATACGTGTCTAAATAACCAGAAACTTGTTGAGATATGTCTAAAGGTGTCAAAGTAATAAAATCAGCCATATCTATTTGTTTTGTTACATCTAGATATAAGTTTTTGATTACATTTTTCTTTCTGAATTGACCATCAATTGTTTTACCAACCAAACCATAATCATTAACATCTTGATTAGCTGTAGTTGGATAGTTTTGAATACCTTGTGGCCAGTTACTATTAGGAAAATTTGCGTTAGGTATTGCAGTAAGATAATTAATTTGAGTTAAATCATTTGCTGTTGAAGCTGCGTTTTGAAATGTATTTACAGCAATGTTTAAATCTTTGAATAAAATACCATTGGTTTCCAAAGGCAAATACAAAGGAATAACGTTACTACCGTTATTGACAAGTGTATCTAATACAGGTTCACCAATCTTTGGACTACCATTCAATGAAGTTGATATCTGAGGATAAGTAGGTAATAGATTTAAGTTCAATAAAAAGTCCCTAAGACCATAACTAGTTGCAACATCTGTGATATTGTTTTTGGTAGTTGGCGTAGGAGCACCTTGATTATAAAATATAGGCATAGTTATTTATTTATATATAAATACTATACTACTAAAAATTTTAAGAAAATAAATGCTTATTGATAAAAGAAGACCAAATAAAAAAAGACACAATATGTGCCTTTAATTAATTTATATTATAATTAAATATTTAATTAATAATTTATAATATTATATATAATACTTTTTATTTATACAAAAATACGGTTTTTCAACCACAAAGTCAAGCTATTTGAAAACAATTATTAAATAAAATATCTAATACATTGATAATCAATTAGTTTTAACCTTTATTTTTACCACCATTTCTATTCTTCTCAAGTTCAGATTGAATAATCCTGGTTATATCACGTTTGAAACTAGCGTCTTTTAACAGGTCAACACCTTCTCCAGGATTTGAACCTTCACCACTAAGCATTATTTGACCAGAAATATTTAAGTCACCAAAACTATGTGATACGTTATTTGAACCACTATTTCCAGCTACTTTATCTATTGCACCTCCTGGTTTCATTGCGATTAAATCGTCTTTATTATCAATAGGTGTGATTTTTCCACCTTCAACTATCCCACGTTTTTTAGAAAAGTCTGGTCCTAATCTATCAACCATAGAAGGACCAGACTTTATACCACTACCCAATCCACTTATTGCACCATCATGTATTGGGCTATTAAAAATCGCATCATGTACACCAAAACTTCTTAACTCATCTCCGTAAATAGCATCACCACCAGCTTCACCTATCTTATCACCAGCTAAACCACCAAGAATACCACCAAGCAAACCACCAATAGCTGTACCAACACCAGGAAATATCATAGTACCAATCGCAGCACCACCAGCAGCACCACCCCATGCACCTAATCCAGAACTAGCAGCTCTTGTTGCTGTTCTACCCGCATTTTCACCACCACTCATACCAGCAGCAGCATTTTCAGAATATTCATCATATCCAGATATACCAGCTGAAAGTAAACCAGCACCGATACCACCAAAACCTTTAGCAAATTTACCTATTTTTGAAGCACTTCTAAGTCTTCCAAATCTACCTTTACCTTTACCTTTACCACCTAGCATATCAGTTATATCGCTACCACTTCCACCGCCACCAGCAGATGCCACAGAATTAAAACCTAAACCTAATTCAATACCATTAGTGAACCATTTTGCTTTCTCCCAAAAGTAACCAATTATTTTACCAACTGTAGGTGCTGCTTTGGCAAATAAATAAAGTCCAGCAGTTAATTTTGGCCACTCAATCATAAAACCACCAACACTAGATATCCATCCACCGACTACTTCTGCAAATTTTTCTATTTTTTCACCCCAACCACCTTTAGCTATAAATTTTTCACCCAAGCCTTGTAGTTTAGGTACCAACCTATCGTTTATTGTTTTTACCAATGGTAGTAAGCTAACTTTTAACTCGTTAATCAAGTAAGTTATTTGTTCATCAAAAGTAATTGATTGTTCAGCTCTTTCTTTCATTGTAGCTTTTTCTTCAATTTGCTTTTTTAAATTCTCCCTATCCATTTTAGTCATTTGGTTCAAGTACTTTTTATCACCCTTAAGACCTACCTCAATGTATGCTTTACCGTTTTCATCCATTTTAGCTGTGTTAGCTAAAAATTCTTTTTCATCATCATCCATGGTAAAACTTACTTGACCTTTAATCTTTGCAAATTTTGCAGCGTTTTTACCAGCAGTTGCTAATTCATCATAAGAAATACCAGTTTGTTCTGCAATAACTCTAAGTCTACTCATTTCCAACGAACCTATTTCAAATTCTTTAGTTTGAGCATTAAACTTAGCTGAAGAAGCAGCAGCGTTGGCAAGTTCTTCAGTTAAACCTTCCATGTCATTTCTAGCCATATACATCAAACGAAATGGGTCGGCCAACTTAGACCATTCACCACCCATAACTTGCAATTGAGCAGACATGTCAACAGCACCTTCTATGTTAAAAAGTTTTTCAGCAAAACCACTAGCGAATTCCATACTAACACCCAACTTAGAAACAGTTTGAGCCATTTTAATCAATCCTTTTACACCATCTTTAAAGTTATAACGATTAAGCATCTTCATGTTATTAGAAACATTTTTAATAACCTTTGTTGCGTTAAGACCCATTTTAGTAGAATCGTTAAGTGTTTGTTCGATATATTTACCAGTTCTTTCAGCTGAAACACCTTGTAATTCCATGTCTTCTACCATTTTAGAAGTACCTTCAGCACCCAAGCCAGTAACAACAGCCATTTGACCCATTGCGACTAAACCTTCTTTACTTAAAACTACGGCTCTACCCAACCCTTCACTATATGCAGATTGCATTTGAGCCAATTCTTTAATACCCACACCAATTAAATTGGTTTCTTTTGACGCACTAACTATTGTAGACCTAAATGAATTACTTTGTTTAGATAAAATACCCATGGATAAAGCAGATTTTTTAATCTCCTTTTCCATTTCAAATAACCCTAAACCTTTTATTTTACCATAAGCACTTTGAATCATTCCTGGTAAACCAACGAAAGCTTTTCCCAAACCTTTTGCTGCTTCAGCCATAAGTGTAGCACCAGCCAAAGATTTTCTATTAACTGAAGCCAAAGCAGAACCCATAATTTTAGCTTGGGTTTCCATTTCAGCAGTCTGCCCTTGTAAAATCTTAAGTTTTGCTTCTGCTAAGTCTTTATCCTTACCAGTTGTAGCCGCTATTTCTTTCTCAAGCTCAAGTTCACGTTGTTTGTTTTTATTTATTTCAGCAAGTGTTCTTTTATATTGCTTCATCCCATCCATATATGATTCAATGGATTGACTAACCTGTCTTTGCAGTTCTGCTTGTTTTTTTAGTTCTTCGGTAAGTTTTTTTATTTCCTCTGGTGTCATAATTATTTGGTGTTTTCTTCTTTAGGTATCTTATACCCATCTGAATTTAAAAATTCTAATTGTGTAGTTACTGGTGTACTAACAGCTGTAAAAACGTTATTACTAGCAATTCTACCAATAATCAACCTACATTCTTTAACGTTTTCCGTTTCTGTTTTACCATCAACAACAACTCTTAGGATATAATTAGGGTCATCTGGTAGGTTAACTTCCAATACCAAACCTGTTTCTCTTTTGTCTGTTGAAGTTTTAACCTCAGTTGGTTTTAACGTTTGTATTGTAAAAGTTTTTCGACCTTCTTTTTGTGTATTGTAGTTTAACGTTATTGGTTCCAATGATTCAAATTTAACTATAACACCTTTTTTATCGGTAAATCCTTCACCAATCAACTCTACTATTTTTTTATACTCGTATTTTTTTACAATGTTTAAAACAGTGATAATACCATTTCCTGGACTTTTTTTACCTTTTAATTCAGCAACAAATGTTTGCCAAAATGTTGGCTGAGAATAAAATGCTTTTTGCATCATTGGGTCCGAAAGAATTTTTTCAAGGGCTTCTTTAGCGTCTAATTTTAATTCTTCTTCGTCTTTAGTATTAACATCACCTTCATCGGCACCATCTTCGGTTTTATCATCACATGATTTTGTAATAGCAACGCCTTGACCACCAACAACCCAAACTTCAGATTGTTTTTCACCAGAAAAAACTTTAAATTTTAAACTAAATGTTTTTCCATTGTCTGGTGTTTTAATAATATCTTTGTTTACATTATAAAGAGAAGTTTGTTCATCATCTGGGTTTCCTTTAATATCTAATACAAATGTTTGCCATTTATTCAATGCGGGGATTGACTTATTTTCAATTATCTCTAAATCAAAAACACCACCAGATTTACTATTACAACAAAAAATAACTTCAGCGTTATTAAGAACCAATTTAAGTCCTTTTCCTTCTTGTAATTGTTCTAAAATAATCGCTAAATTATTGTTAACATCTGTAATAAAATCTTGTGATTCAGTTGTTCCAGTATTACCTTGTTTTTGTTGTTTAGCAGCACTAGGTGAAACTGGGTCTACTCTGTCCACTACTTTACCATCTCTGATAATTTGAATATCTGTAATATCTTTTACAGTAACTCTTGACCATTGTTTTGGGTCGTTTAATTTATCAGCTTCTTTTACTTTGTTGACACGTCTTAATTCCATGTCATCACCATCCAATGATGTATAAACCATCAAATAGCGATAATTAATATTGGTAGAACCTTTATCGATATTATCCATAATTACTTGACCAGCAGTATTATTTATAACTTTAAAATTATTCTTGCTACCCTTCCACGTAATTGAAATAACATCATTAGGTTTAATAACTGTTTTTGCCAGTGTATCAAACGGTGTTTCAACCATTAGATTAATTAATCTATTGTATTGTGATTCTGTTATTTTAATTTTTTTATTCATCATTTTTAGTGTTTGTTTATAAATATCTTATAAAACAAAAATACCCGCAATAAACGGGTATTTTCTTATGTCAATGGAATATCACCATTTTTCATTCTATTTTTTAAACTTTGACCGCTCACTTTGGTTGTGCGATTGCCTTTGGTACCTTTGGTTTGTGATTTTTCTTTCATCTCTTCCATTTTTTCTTCTCTATCTCTGTTTTCTTTAGTTAACAAACCTAAGAAGAATCTTCTTTCATATGTTGGCATAGATAGTACATCACTATAACTCATACCTTTTAAGTATTGAGTACAGATGTATATTTCTTCCAACAATGGTACTTTATAATCGGAAGTTAGGCCAAAAAAAGTTGAGGTTAAGTGGAAGAAAGGTGGCTATAGACCCACCTCCAGGAGTCTGTACCTCTATATTTAAGTCGATACCACTTTCTACTTCATCAATGTAATTATCCAAGGCCTTTGCGTCAGAGATTCTCATTGAGTTTGAAAAATCTCTAATCATAGCTCTATCTCTAGAACCATTAACCTCAACAATCATTCTTTCAAATTTATAAGTTGTTAAGTTATTTACTGGGATACCTTTTTCCTTTTCGTCTTGGATAATTTTTTCCAAAGAGTCAACATCACCACATGTTAAAAGTTTAAATTTAACTTGTGCTTTCATAATTGGTAAAAAAAATGTGAATAACCCTTCTTCATCTGGGTCTACATCTAATTCTTTTGTTTTCAATTCATTCAAGTTAACTTCTGTATCAAATGGTATTTCGTTCTCATCCAATAAAGTTACTGGATACATTTCACCATAACCAGTTGCTCGCAACCAAATCATTATTGCGTTTCTGTCACCTGGTAAAAGGTCTTTATAACGCAATTCTGGTTCAAGAACTTTTCTGTTGATAAGAATTTCCAAAAACTCACCACTTTGTAACAAGTTAGGGCTAGTAAGGATATTTTCATCAGCTGTTGTCATATAAGCTAATTTTATGTTAGGTTTTTTGTTTCTGTATGTCTTACCTCTTGAAGGTAACGGAATAACATCAAAAGGTGCGTTGTAATTTGGTTGACTTAACTCTAAAATATAAGGGTCAATGTTTGAAGGGTTTTGACCATAGTTTGCACCGTAATTGTTTACAGGTGGTACACTTGGTGGGGTTGGTGGTGTATAATTATTGTTGTTGTAATTATATGTCTCACCTTGAACGTTTTGATTCATATTAGTTGTTGGGTTTGGACTATACAACCCAGTATTTGTTTCTGGGTTTTTATTATCTCTAGAAGAAGCTTCGTTAGCTTGATATTGATACTTTTGAATGTTCTCATTGTTGATTCTTAACTGCTCATCACGAAGTCTCATTTGTTCTTCGTTTTTTTCACGAGTAGCTTCAGCATAAACGCTAGCAGCAGATTTTTCAGCCAATGAAGGGTCTTGAACCACACCTGTTTGTTGCTGTTGTTGCAATTGATTAAAGGTTCTTTGACGCATCATATCCACAGCACTCATATGACCTTGAGGTGTATCCTCTGGTGCAACAGCTGTTGTATAAATTTCGTTTGTAACTAAAGCTTTTTCAGTTTCGTATGCGTCTAATTTAGCTTTTTCAGTAGCAGCAGCACTCATTTGTTCCTTTGTGGGAATTACGTTTGGTTTTTTATCCATTTTAAAACTTATTTGTTTGTATTATAACATTTAACAATAAATATATGAGATGAAATTTTTTTGTAAATAGGATGAAATAAAAAAACCACCTATTTGGTGGTTCTTTATGTTTTTATCTATTGTATTGTAACATATCTATTACCTTGTCTACTGAATCTTTGTCCATCAACTCGATATCATCGTTTGAATCAATATAATAACCATTCGCTTGGTCGTATTTTATCCAAAGCATTTTATCACTAAACTCCATGTCTGTTTTAGGTTTTGAAAAAATCAAATCGTATTTACCAAAGTTATTGGTAAATTTTAATGTTTCGAAAAAATATCTCCCGTTAGTAGTGTTGATAGCTTGCCCTTTAAAAGCATTGTTGAATTCTTCTTTAAATTTAACACTAGCTTTTTGGTTTCTGATATTTTCATCTTCACCTTTTTCTTTATCACCTAAAAAAGTTGTCCATGGGTGATTCCCAGTGTTTCTTAATTCAGTAGAATAATCGTCAAAACCAACTTCGTTTAATTCAGAATCATCACCAGCAGTTGGGAAAGGTCTACCATTAGAATCAATAAGTACAAAATTGGAAACACCAACATTGTTTAAATAAGCAGCCATGGCCTCTGGATTGTTTGTATATATTTCACGATTGTTTTGACCATTGTTAAGGGTTGAAGCTGGAGAAAGTTGTTGCAATCTTTTAATTAACTCATTATAAACAATTACTTTGTTTTCATTTGCAATTGCAGCATTGTTTGTTTTCTCTTTACCCATGTAACTAAGTATCATTGATAATAATGTATCTATATTTTCTTCTTGTCTTAAATCATATTGGTTTGATTCTCCGTATTCCATAATTGGTGCAACGTCAAACTCTTGAATTGATTCTACAATTCCTTTAGAATTCAAGTATCTTTCCTCAACCAATAGATTAACTTTTTTAAAGTTGTTCTTTTTGTCTATTTTTCTCATAATAAGTTTTATTATAAATATCTTAAAAAACAAAAAACCACCTTTTCAGATGGTTTTTAATTATATTAAGTTTTAATTTATTAGAATAATAAGATAGCTCTGTCAAATCTAAGTGTCGCAGTAATTTCAGCGATACCATCATCGTCCATTGATAAGTCACCAAATCCAACGTTAGTTAACATAGTACCGTCAAGTAACCATTTTTCGATAACAACACCCGTTGGGTCAAGCATCTCAAGTTCAACTGGACGTTTGTAACCAGCTGCATAACCTTGACGACCTGTAATAGATTCAGAGTGAAGACGTACCCACTCCATAATTGCTTGAGTAGCAGACGGACCGATTGGGTCACGGAATGTTACATCAATTGCTTCCCAAGTAAATCTACCGATTACCCAAGTAGATGTATTAAGAAACGGAATTTCAACCTCATTTTGTGTAATAGAAGGTCTAGAAGCAGAAGCTAACCACCATTGTTGGATACCTAAATCTGCTGGGAATGTAATTAACCAACGATTCTTTTTCTTAGGTTCGTATGGTAAGGGCATTTTCATCAATAAATCAGCCATGTCTTTGTGTTTTTAATTTTAATTGTTCTTATTTAATAATAAATATCATAAGAGTTATTTTTTAAGAATTTTTTCTTAGATTTTTCTTCTTACCTATAAATATATTGATTTTTAAAAATATACTAGGAAATGTCAAAAAAAAATCGTACCTTTGTGCTTTAATATAAATATCATGAAAGAACTTAAAATTACTAAAAACCAATTATTAGAACAATATAATAAAGTTGTTGACAATATATTAGATACTTGTGATTGGAAAACTAGCTTTAGTGGTGAAGAGGTTTGTGGTATTGTTTACGGTATCTTATCTAAAAACGATATTGAACACCCTATGCTTATTGAAGAATTTCATGGATTATATTCTAAAAAATGTTCTACCATGGCAGCGAGTGATGAAGAATGGAGAAATAATTTTAACGTACCGAAAATAATTGATATCGTATACGAATTACTTACCACCCAAATCTAATAGATTACTTTTGGTTATGAAATCTAATTTTTCAGATTTTGCGTGTTGATTATACTTCTTAACAATAGAATCAACATTCTTAGATAAAAATATTTCAACATCTTTCATACCCTTTTCTTCCATCTTTTTAATCAATTCCTTAACTTTACTCTCATCTTCTAACGTAGACTTGATAAGACCCATAGTTTTAGCGTCATTTAAAGCGTTTTTAGCCACTGTATCGTTATGTCCAGATAGTTTTAACCCAGCTAACTTTGCAACACCTAAAACAACCTCGTTAGTTGTTTCAGTCAATAAAGATGAACGAGAAGCTTGTTCGTGTAGAATAATCTTGTCGTACTGTTCCTGTGTGATTTTTAATTTAGCCATAATATTCTTTTACTATAAATATCTTATAAAACAAAAAAGCCTCCGATTTGGAGGCTTTGATGTTTAAATATGTTTTTATGATTAGATGTTGTCGAAAGACGCACCTGTGTTCATAATTACGAATTCTAATTGGATGAACTCTAAAGCTCTGGTCGGCTTCAAGAAGATTTGACCAGTCAATTGGTTTCTGTCGATATCCTCTGGGTCGTTTGAAAGAACCACACGGAAATCAGTTAAACCTCTTTCACTTCTAATGTTATCCAAGATTGGGTTTACAAGAGCTAAGAATTGGTTTCTTACTACGCTATCATTTTGTTCGAACAACAATCTGATAGATACAGCAGAAATAAGTTTTCTTGCTTGTAATAACAATCTTCTAACGTTGATTCTGTTAAGAGCAGATTCTTTAACTTGAAGAGTTTTGTTACCCCAAATTTTGATACCATCAGATGTGAAAGTAGCGATTGGGTTAATTCTATTTTCGTACAAGTTATCTCTCTCAGCAAGAGTCAATTTCTTACGAGCTTGGATAGCGTCAACATCACCTCTTTGGATACCAGCAACTGCGAACCATGGGAATGCGATGTTGTCAGTTAATGCAATGTTTCTTACTACGTCTCTTGTTGGTGGCATGAATATGTAAACATTGTTTTCAGCATCGTTTACTTGAATCCAAGGCCAGTAAGTACAAGAATAGTTACTATCGTACATTCCATCTAAGAAATCAGTTACATCTTCTACACCCATAACGTCACCACCACTA